AATTAGTTATATTTATCTGCCCTTCTTAAAACTCGTAAAATTATACGAATTGAATAAATCCTCCTGAAGCGATTCCACCTGTTCTAGTAACTGTAATTCTGTTAATGAACTTCTGAATTCCTCTTGCAGGTTCGATGATAACATCGATAATACCCATATTCATGTCTATAATTGCTGGGGTGTTGTTAGAAGCATCCATGATAGTTTGGTAAGCATAAATACCACCTCCGGATCTAACCCCATCCAGATAATTATCGACTAATGTTTTAATTTCTAGACGTATTGAGTCCTCATTAAAGTCAAATAAGTAGTTAGAAAGAATTTCCTGAACGTCATTCTCTACACTAATTAATAGATCTCTTACGTGAACTAAGTTGAAAGCAGAGTTAACTTGCTGATAAGCAGTTTGGTTACCGAATATAACCACACCTATACCTCTCCTTTTTATGATCGGGTTGATTCCGAATGGTTCTAAGTTTCCTCTATCTTCTTCAGTGAAGTCATATTCAACTCCTACGATATTTCCTCCACTTATAACCCCTCGTTTCTGACCTGCTATGATCGCGTAAGGCTCACCGTTAGCAAACTTTCTAAGGAAATTATTAGAAACATAAGCTGCTGGAGGAACCTCAACGTTTCTATTAGTTTCTCTTACTGTGATGTAAGGAGAATAGAAAGCTGCATATTTAGATCCATCATCTTCAGTCGGTAAACTGAAAGTATAGGTAGGATTTAAAGATAGATTACCTCCGTCTGCAATATAAGCAGTATTTAATCTTGGATAAGGATTAGCTGCTGTTGGTGCATCGGTAAACCTTGGATCTGTACTAGCTCTAAATTGCGCCATAGAAGGAGCATTGATAATAGCTAAAGCTTGCTGTCTCAATTTAGCCAATCTAGAAAGCTGGTATTTAGAATTTGGTAAGATCTGTCCAGAGAAAGTGTCGATAATATATCTGTAAGAAATAACGTCCTTAGCTGCTAATGTTTTAGCTATATTGGTATTGTACATAACATCCAATATCTCAGATATTCTTGCATCACTTCCATTAGGTCTATGCCAGTCGGTCATTGTAAATCCACTCAAGTAAGTGAAATCAAAAGATCTAGTGAACTGAGGTATTGATTTAAATTTCTGTACTCTTACTCCAGATCCTGATGTATAATAAAGTACCGGCCTTGCAGAAGTAACTCTAAATGTTCCTGCAGTTGTAGTTGCAGAAACAGTGGTAATTTTAGCTAATCTGTTTTGTCTGTTTCCTGTTGCAGGTTCGCAGATGTCAAGATCTGTAGATACAACCAAATCACCAACAGAGAATGGAGCGTTACCATAAACGTCTTGTGTTACTAAGAAAGTTGTTACGTCAATAGTTGTACAGTCAACAAATTCATTAATAGATCCTTCCTGAGATATGATATCAATATTCTGTGTGCTTACTGGTAAACCTACGTTATTAGAAGCGTAAGAAGAACCGAATGAAACTATATTAGTTGTTGTTGTGTCAGCTAGAGAAACATTACTAAACGCTCTTACGTTTACGTAATTGAATTGATCTCTATCCACAGTCGGTTCAAACCCTAAGTATTGAACGCTTGTTCCTGCACTGTTTGCCCAGATAATATCACCATCTGCAATATTAGCGTATTTATCATCCTGATAAAGAGCAGATGCGTTATATCCAATTAAAGCATTGGTAACACCGAGAGGAGCATTAGGTCCAGTCACCCCGTTGATTGTAGGTGTACTTACTATATCAACATAATCAGAATTACCAAACTGGTAAGCATTCGTATAGAAAGGTTGGTTACTTCCAGAAGCACCCGTATTATAAGAAGTTAAATTGTAAGTTGGAGTTACTGTGATACCCTGGGATCTGTAGAATCCAGTATCTAGAGGGTGTGTAAAGAATATTCTTAATTCCCCAGCAACATCTTTAGTTCCAGTTACTTTTAATTTAACTAAATCACCTTCGGCGAATTGGTTAATTAAACCTCCAGTTAAACCACCAGTGTATCCAGAAACTACACCTAATATAAACTTCTGATCATTTGAAGAGCTCACTGTTAAGAAAGTTTTAAGCTCGTTCTTCTGTGCAGCCGTTTGTAAATAACCAGCAGTAGCACCAGTACCTGATGTTTGTAGATAGTGAAGTCCTCCATCATAAGCAGATGGGTCGTACGGTGCAAAAGACTGATAAACTACACCTGCAGTTGCTCCGGTCACTCCCGTTAATGTGTATAGAGTACCTACTTTAGCTCCCGAAGTGTAAACTGTTGCTCCAGTCGCACTAACAAATCCAGTTGCTCCGGTCACACCAACAACATTCTGTGTGTAGAGATAATCTGCAACTAAAACCTGATCATAGCTTAAGAAGTTAATCTTTGGACTTGGTAAATCGCTATCCCCAGTTAATTCATCTATAAGGTGATTACCAACCAAATCGATTTTAGATCCATTAGAACAAATATTATCAAAAGCTTGTTCGTCTATAGCACAGAATAATCCTGTAGAAGGTGTACTGTTATTTATTAATGTCTGTATGTATTGGTTAACTCCATTAAGATCTACGAAATCTGGAATGATACATCCTGTAACAGAAGTAACTATGGAAACGTCAGGATCAGCTAAGAAATTATCAATTCTGCTCTTTATAAATCCATTTTCTGTGAAGTATGTACTCCATTTAGGGTCTATCGAAAGAGCCTGATAATTTGTCCAGTTTCCATAAACTGCTATTACATCAATGAAATAATCAGACATATAGTCATAAGGGTGCATAAACGTAGGAACATTATTAGCTCCATACCAATCTATTGCGAAAATATCATAACCTTTAAGTGGTTTAGAAGAATCCGTAGATTTTCTAACTATGATACTCATTGGAGATTTACCCAAGTTAACCAAGCTAAATAATTTTCCTTGGTCAGCAACACTTAAAGTTGCTAAGAAATAATTAGGATCTGCAAACCAGAATCTCTCCTTGTTATAATAAGATGAGTAAAGTCTGCTTGTTACAACACCGTTATACTCTTCGGTGTCAAGAGAATATGCTTGGTAATCAACCTCATCAGGATTAGCTGAATCGGTATCATCATTCAATCTTAAAAGATTTAAAGCAAACACTGGGCCTGCATTTAAACACGTTAATATGGATCTTTGGAAAAATGATCCTTTATTTTCTAATGATCTATCGATGTCACCAAAAATAGAAATTAGCGTAGTTACGTCCGGGATATAAACTGGGGTGTTGAATGGTCCCTTGTTGGAAAATCCAACAACCAAACGAATTGTCTGTGAAGTTAGGATTACGTTCTGGGACGCATCAAACTCTAGGGTGTAGACTCCGGATGCTCTAAACTGAGAATAGTCTATTTTTACCTTATTTGCCATTATATTAAAGATATTTTTGCTTCTAGACTATATATCAAAAAAGAAATCGGAATTATTGGGGTGGTTGGGTAAATATCATTCTATAGCAGGTTGTTGAAATCACCATAACTTTTACCGTCTTTTGTTGAGTATCCCTTTTCATCTTCTTGTCCAAATCCGGATTCGAGTTTTTTAATAATCATATCTTTATATGAACTCTCCTCTAATTCATCAAATACCTCACCTACCATCTGATTAAAGTCATATCCGTCAAACAACCCAGGAAGATTTACCAGGGTCATAGCAACATCATCGTGCCCGCTCTGACTCGAGTACGTGCCCGAATTATTTAAACCAAAGGTAAAAAGCTCTGGTATAGTCCATTTCTTTTCATTAACTAATATCCGATCTCTTCTCATTAAGCTTCTGAGAAGTTCACAATATTTCATTTTATTTTTTTCGTTGTATTTAATACCAGGTTTTAGTACTCTAGCTGACTCGGTATGTTTGGTGAAAAGAAACATTTCATCATAAAAATCATCCCTTTGGGAAAGCTTATCGTAGACAAGCTCACCTTTATAATTCATCTCTAAAGCAATCTTAACCCTATCTACATTAAATACTTCCGAACATAATATCTGTAAAAGCTTAGTAAAATCCTCAAGCTTTATTTCATTGTCTCTGAATATTCCAACCTGAACTAAGCCAAAGAAATCCGACTCGTCTTCGTATTCGTCCATCCTTTCTATAACAGATTTCGGGAGAGGAGTCACTTTGAAAATATTTATTACAGTAAAGTCACCCTTTGCACCGCTACTAAGATCCACTGAAAAAACGAACTTTTTACCAGCTTGGTCAGCTTTATCTATATCAAACTTGGGATGCCAGATTAGATTTTCATAATTAACCTCAGCATAATGGAGGGCAGATAATTCTCTCCATTTATATTCAGTTTCATTGTTTCTTATTTTTCTAAGCTCATCAGACCCGAGTAATAAACTGGAAGAGCTAAGAAATTGGTTACCATATTCCTGATTAAAAAGTTCCTCGCTTCCTAAGTTTCCGATCTCCCTCTTCTTCCATTCGTCATCTCTACCAGGAACTTGCCACCAGTCAACCCTTATTGGATTGAAACTATTTTCACCATTTAAAGCCCCCTGATAAATCTCATAGAACTTATTCATCCCATTAGGCGTGGATGTAATAATAATTCTAGAAACCTTAGATGACGATACAGTAGGATAAGTTGATCTAAAGAAAGCCTCTATGAAGTTAGCATTAATGTGTGCAAACTCATCCATGTAAAGGAAGTGTATCGTAAAACCAATACCGGATGTTTTAGTTGTGGTTTTTGCTAATATCCTACATCCATTATCAAACCTCATCGACATCACGTTGTTGACCAGCATTCCAGGTTTCAGGAAAAACGGAAGACCCTTAATGATTGCTTTGATCTTGTCCATGAGCTCTTCCGCAGTGTCCCCGACGTTGGCAAGAATCATGGCATTTTTGTCGTGGTTAAAAAGAAGATACCAAACTAATATAATCGACGAGGTAATGGATTTACCGACCTGTCTGGGAGCTAAGAATATATTGAATCTATTTGCTTGATATTCTCTGAGTACCGATCCCTGATAATCTCTTAATCTAATGTAATCTAATCCGGTGTCAGTCATTACCTTACAGTATTTTGCAAAGTACGTGACATCCTCAGCACATTTCTTCATCTCGAGAATTTCGTCCCTGGTGTATTCCCAAAGAATATTTGCTCTTTTTAATTCAGGATCATTATCATGAAATGGGTTGTCTATAGATTTATAATCCAATCCTTCCTCGTCGACTTTTCTTAAAAGTTCGTCGACTCTAGCAGTAGACCAATGGCTAGTTTCTATCTGCTCTATTTTTTCTATCCCGGTTTCCATTATTCTAAGATATCATCCTCGATTGAAAAATCCTCCATAGCTGCATCATCATCAGAATCAGATCTATTAGGATTCTGTGCATCTAAAATCTTTTTTTCCCTAGCGTTAACCACAGAGTTAGGATCTATCACCTCGGGTTTTATGTCGACCACCTCGGATCCTATAATGTCTCTAAGCCCTTCCATTATACCTCTAGTTCCTCTGGATTTTAATCCACCATCGGAAGTTAAAGCGGTATTAGGTGTATAGAATCCACCATCATCAGAACTCTGATCCATAACTATTCCCTTAGAGTGCTTTTTCTCGTCGACTTCTATTCTTGTTTTCTTATAGTTCTGCTCCATTTTTTCAAGATATGCTTGATAATCTTTTGGCATTTGCATAATCTGTGATTGAAGTTGAGCTAGAACTTCAAAAAGTCTGGGGTGCATATTACCCAAATCTATCTCCTCGAGAATTTTAGTTATTGCGTGTTGAGCTGATTTAAGCTGAAACATCATGGAAGATAAATTCATTGCATCTATCTTCTTTTTGAATTCCACGTGCGCTGCCTCGCTCACGCTCGTTTCGTCCATGTAAAAATTAGTTATTGTTTCCAATAAAGCTTTAGCATCGGACATAGCAGTAGATTTCTCTCCGGAGAAATCCATTAAATCTGTGGTTTTTAATCTTGGGAGTTCATCACTATCAGGAAGTATATTCTCCAATGCTTCCTGCATAATTATAGAATCGAGGCTTTCTTTTATTTTTTCCTCGACAACTTTCTCCGGTTTCGGTTTTCTTCTAGGCATAAATTATCTGTTTCTTGCAAACTTCGGAACATTCAGAAGTGGTTTTGCGTTATCAATAATATGAGCTAATTGTGCGTCTCTCACTATATTCTGGTTTAATACGGTAGATTGAGTATCTATATCTATCATATTTTTAAATAATCTAAGATTACTTAACCAAATAGGTCCAGTATAAACCTTATAAGCATTATTATCGGTACCATAGAAAGGACTTAATGTATCTGTGACAATATCAGATGGCGCATCAAAAATTATATCGTTAGTGAACATTCTAACTGATTCGTGAACCTTTTTAAGTTGACTTGATTGATCATTAGGATCACTAGGATCATAAGTCATTTCCCAAACATTAGCAGATATCTGTTTATAAATGTTAGAGAAATTAACAACCACTCCATACCAATCTCCAAATTCGGGTACAAATTGTAGGGGTGAGTTTATGATTGTGTCATTTAATCTTATGACTATACTTCCTTCGCCAAGGAAGTTATTCGTTAATTCGTCTATTACTCCCGAATGGATCAGGTCTATTCTGATTCCTTTGATGTCTTCATTAGCATCCAAATATAATCCGCTGATTAAATTTCGGTTCTGAGCCTTCTGCATTTTCCAAATTATTGTACCAGCTGAAAAATCAGTCGAGTTGTTATCAACAGCAAATCTATACTCATCAATAACTTCTCTTACCTCATATCCTCCTGAATGTAGCTTGTCTCCTTTAATAGCTACATACCCTTCCGGATTACTGCTGTATGACTGCCAGACTTCTAGATTGTGCTTTCTAGGATAGCTATTAAAATACAAGCGATCATTGGTAGATGACTCCAGAGATAGACTTATTACAGGATACGATCTTCTAGCTAATTGCTGATTATCATAAAAATTCTTTAAGCTAAACCAGCAAGTATAAGCAATCTCGGTATTAGCATCGGCCTTCGGTAAAACCTTATATCTCACCGCATTTCTATATCTTCTTGGATCGTAGCCAAATTCAGAGTCATCAGCAAAAGCCTGATATAGATCATAGTAGTTGTTTAATACTATAGTCCAGTTATTATTTAAATCATATTCTATGATAGAAAGATCCTTATAAATATAAGATCTTATTGGATCCTGATCCATTTGTGTTATTGTAGTAGCATATTGCTGGGGTTTAGAGCTTTTAATTTCTTCCGCATGAACCTCTTCACCGAAAAGTTCTTCCGTAGTCAGAGATATCCCGTCAAGCTCCTCTTTATATGCAGGATCTTGAAAATAAGTATTCGATCTTGGTGTATATTTTTTAAGCTCTATTTTAAAATATACCGGAGCATTCATAAAGTCCCTAAATAAATAGGTAGAATTGATCTGATAAATCCTATTTGTTAGAGGAAAATAGATAATGTCTCTTTTTCTAGGTTGTGATCCCTTACCAAAAAGTGATTCAAAATATCTTCTGTCTATCTGAATTTCGAAAGGCTCTTCGAACTGTAAACCAAATGGATCAAAGTTTATTTTACTATCAGGAAACTGATTCTGAGGCACTAAAACTTTTACACATTTTTCATCAACAACATCGAAGATTGTATATTCTTTTAAAACAACATCTTTACCCCTTGCCTGAGGTTGTACAGAGTAGTAGTTTACATCCAAACCAAAGACATTGTTAACCATAAGGCTTAGATCCTGGTACATATTAAGAGCCCTGTTAACTGCATAGGGGCTAAAAGTAAAATTACAATTGGAGAACAATATAGGTCTAGTCGAAACCTCGTCTGTACAAATAGGAGCTGGCTTATAAATAACTACTTCCGGTGTTGGAGCATATTCTAGATCAAGCTCAAAGTTTACTATAACAATCGAAGGATCTATAGGTTCTTCCGTATTGTAAACGATAGTACCGTCATCATTAACTAATACAGAGGTAAACCTAAATTCAGGATAAAATTTATTGTTCGGATCTAGGGGTATATTGAAAAGATCCGAATATTCGTTAGTTAGTCCACCTAATGCAGTTCCAACATTTGTCCAAAGAGACCAAGTTTTTCCATCTATACTATATCTAAAATCTATAGAGATGTCATTAGCGTTTAAAACGGAGGAGGTATTATTACTATGAGAGGCATCAATTATCCAACCTTTAAATACCGTGACATATTCAAATGGCTTATCCCATGTTAATACCCTGTAATTACCTATATAAGTGAAGTTTAAAGCACTATCTAATTGCTCTAATCTGATATCATAGTATTCTGCAGTTTCGCACGGTCTAAAGAAAGTTTTACCGTCTACAGTGACCTGGTGATATCCGCCACAACCAATTTGTTTAGATCTTGCCTCTGCGGCTCCAGTTGTGGAAAAAAGGTTGTTTACTGATGAATTCTTTACCTTAGATGTGTTTTGTAAACCATCATGGTAATTGTATCTTTGGTCTGAAAGATCGTATTGTTCCCCGTTCGTATTTCTAACGGGTGATCCTTTTTTAGGAAATTTATTTTCCGGGTAGAAGCTCATTCTGCAGTAATTACTTTTTGTATATATCCTTTAAAAAATAAGGAAGAATAAAAAGTACTAACTACAGAATGAGTTCGGGGGTTTAGGTTGGTTTAGTTTGATTTGGTAAAAATACCTGTCTCGAAATCAAGTTTGCCCTTACCATATTCTGAAATTACTCTTTCCTGTAGAGCTTCTTCCTTTTGGTAAATTAGTGCAGCTTGATCGTGTAGATCAGCAAGTTGATTGTTTATAATCTCCAGATCCTTTTCATAAAAAGATTTCTGTACACTTAATCGACCAACTTTGATGACATTATCCATAAGTTCATCCTTAAGGTTTTGCACCTCTAAAACTAGATCTTCCGGCAATTTTATAGTTTCTTCCATTTTATTTTTATTTTTTCTAGTCAGATTTACTGTTAAAGTTTCTACTCCATTGATTTTATTATCGCCTGTAGATCGAACATTTCTTCCGTGCTGTAATATGGACACTCGTGGGGTAATCCCTCAAACGAGTAATCAAACAAGTAGGAATTAGGTAATTTAGGTTCCACTAACGGAGGATTTGCTACAATATTATTGTGCATAGAATATCCAAAATTAATTGGGGATGTGCCTACCCAAAGAACCGTAGATGGTAAATTTAAAGCGGAGGCAGCGTGTTGTAAGCACGAATCTATTAAAATTCTTTTCTCACTTAGAGCTAGAAGAGAAAATAGATCGGTTGGTAAAAGGGGTTCATTTATTATCTCTGCACCTGGTATTTGTCTGGATGATGGCTTACATACCTGGATTATATGGTAATCATCAACAAAAGGTTTAACTATGTTCATCGAAAGATCAAATGGAATATCCCTTGTCCATGAATACTGAACTTCAGAGTTCATCGGTCCACCGTTTGTCTGAATCAATAAAATAGGCTTTTCCCTAAGCCACTTTTGGGCTATTCTTTGCTGGACAAGATTTAGATTTATAACAGGTAATTGGTTGTTATATTCTAAATCCATTAACTTACACCAGCTTTCAATGATGTGCTTTCTCTTATTAATGTGATTCGTTTCAAAGTATGGCTCTTGTCTGAAAACAATAGTGTCCTTTCCTTTTATAAAATCGTCATAGAAGTAAGCTGTGTTGTTTACACGATACACTCTATAGACTAACTCGTGATTTAAAAATATCTCTGGATATGAAGCTACAATTATTATCTTTCTATCAGGATATCTCTCGTGTAGGGTCTGTACCAAAGACGTAGCAGCCACATTTTTTCCAAGTCCGCCTTCTATATGCCAAATTAAATAACTATCCATTTTACTTCTTAATTCCTATTCTAATCCACTTATACCAAGCTCTCTCATGAAGGAAATAAATTAGAGGCTTTAATAATAGCTCACCCATTCCTAGCATTGATGAAATCTCTATAGGAACACCAAGTGAATATGCTACAGTTACAGTAGTAAGTGTTCCTAGTATACGATATGAAACTGTCTTCAATAAATGTCGGGTTAAAGCAGATTCATTTTTTATTGTTTCTATCCTGGCTACGTTATCCTTGATTGTACAATATCCTTCACACGAAAAGTGCCATTTATAGTCATCAAGTTCATCCATCCATTTTTTAGTGGTATAGGAGTGACCGTTTACTACCACATTAGAAACTAAAATTTCCTTACCGTCTTCCTCTATAAGTCTCCATCTATCATCTTCGGATTTTGATGAAGTGTTAAATCTTATGTGGTATATTTTATATTCGCTGCTCATAATTTTCCCTCCGCTTTCATGTTTTCACGAATCTTTGTAGCTGAGATCTCAGATATATCGATTGGAGGAACGTGTTCTATAATATCATAGCCTACTCCTCTTCCGTAATTTATCGATTCAATATCAGGAATAATCATAACTTTAACTCTACCAGAATCAAGAAGGTCAGAATAAAAATTCTCTATATCTTTCTTTACCTCTAATGGGCTAAAAGGATTTTTTTCATCAGGTTCAACATCCCTTATACAAATTAATACATTTTTTCCCTCATCTAGAGCTTGTTTAAATAACCACTGGTGTCCCTCATGTAAAGGTTGCCATCGGCCAACAAACATTGAATACTGTAAAGAATTAGAAGATGTCTTTTTATCGGCTTTTGCGATGTAGTTTTTCATTTAACATTATTTTGATGATACTTTCTTCCGGATCATCTATTGTAGTGTCTATATCTATGAAGTTTTCGACCGGTTTTTCGTAATTGTCAACATGAAAATCTTCCCTGCCTCTTACCTCCGTGGTATGTACATACAGCTCAACTAAAGAATCTCCCATAAGATTTTTAAAAGATTCTCTTTGATCTCTATAGGGGGAGACTAAAGAAACGACTACGTCCTTCCCCTGGTTCTCTAAATAATGAGCTATCTTTTGAGCTAGATCTATATTCTTTCTTCTACCAGATTCTGAATAATCCTTATTTTGGAATATCTCTCTAAGATGGTCTCCATCTATGTGGAATGCCTCTGAATTTAGACTTTCGATTAGTTTTTTACCCAATACGGTTTTTCCGTGTCCAGGTTGTCCAGTAAACCAATAAATCATAAAATTTTATTTATAAACGTAAGTAAAGAATCCCTTCTCACCGTTCGCATTAACTACGGTCACTGTGAATTTAGTTCCGATTGATCCCCTTTCAATATATCCCACTATAACAGGTACTTTTATGTATACCCCATCCCCGATAGTTCCCCCTTGGGAGGAGACCGTTATCTTACCGTCCGGACTAATCTCATTTATCTCAGCATAGTCGATTGGATACTTGTCTTTATATTTAAACAGAAGTATGTTATTTTCTATGTAAAATGAAGGGTCGTTAAATGAACTTTTTTTATCCCAGTTTGTGGATCCTTTAGCAAGAAAATCATCCTTTGTCGTTACTGCGGTCTCCGCAGACTGATAGACCTCCTCAGGTATAGCTATCTCTTGAGCTTCAATATTCTCTTTAAGATATTGCACATGCAAAGCCCTTCTTTCTATTTCACTATTGAATTCATCTACATTTCTAGCATTCAAATTGGGCTTAATAGTTTTTTCATCATCTTTTAAGATGTGTTCCTTATAAAGCTGTGACGGATCTGCTAAAAGATCAGACAATCTTGATATACTGTCCTGAAGTTCCTTTACTCTGGGATCTATTTCTTCCTTTTTTTCTTCCATATCTTATATATAGTTGAATTTTTTATAAAACCAATCATAGTGATTTCTCAATCTATCAGATTCGGTTTTTCCTAATACATCAACATAATCATCCTTAACGGGCCTAATTTTTGGAGAGATCTTATGATCGCCGAAAATACCATGGATAACGTCGTTCTCATGTGTGAGCTGCTCGACGTTTTCAAAATCATGTTTGAAGTAGGGTATATCTAAATAATTATAGAGCTTCTTAATCTCAGCTTCCGGATCGGTTGTAAAATTTTCAAATTTTATAAAATGCACATCTTTATCGTAGCCTTGATGAATAGATTCGAAAAGCCACTCAATCGATGGTCCTATTGGGGGATTCAATGAAAAGTAATCCACCCTAGCTGGTGTGGTCATATTCTTAAGTTCTATCCCATTCACAATCAGAGGATCCTTATGTGGATTTTTTCTGAAATTCTTCTCCATCGAAGAAAAGATACTTCTAATATCCCTAACCATCACAACTATCTTTGGTTTCTCGTAAAAGAAATCAAGAAACCCTCTATTCCCGAGCCAAGCTCTACTTTTCTCGAATACGTATGGTCTATCGGTGATTGCGTTAAAATAACCCTGTATTCCTGCATTACAGAAACCCTTGAAAGCATCCTTCATCTGATCCGGATCCTGAGCTTTAAAGGCATCACTGGTTGAATAGATCGTTCTAGAGGAAAGCAAAAATTCAGAAACCCCCGAGGTTGGTGTAGAGTAAATCTCTGGGTTCTGCATCATCACATTCTGGAGAAGAGTCGATCCAGATCTAGGTAGAGATGAATTGAAAAATATCTTTTGGACTGCCATTATTATTGATTTGGTGGATTCTCCAGTGCTTCAACTCTAGCTGCTAGCTCTTGTATTGATTTGATAATCGGAGCTATTAAACCTTCGTATGTTAATCTGTATGAATCCTGTTCAGTATTATACTTAAGAGCGTCAAATTGTTCCCCTAGTTCATCAAGTGCCTGCTTAAGCTCCTGAGCGATAAGCCCGTATTCCTTATGAGATCCAATTAATGTTCCGTCTTTATCGCCGTATTTGAATCCACACTTTTCAACATATTTTTGTCTCTGATCCCAGTTGAACGAAACTGGATTAAGTCTTTTTACTAGATTTAGACCTAAATTATTAGGTAGAGGTTGAATGTTAGCTTTATCTCTACAGTCTGAAACGTTGGTCCAAGCTGCCCAAACACAGTTGTACACGTTGTTTACCGCAGATCCCCATACTGTGTGATATAAAGCGTTGGAAGTGACGGCGTTGGATCCTACTGCGATCTGATAACTGTAAGTGAAATTTGAACCTGCTTGATTACCCACTGCAACACTTTGGTTACCCGCTATATTGTTGCCCATCGCAGCTAATCCAACAGCTGTATTAGCTGCTCCGGTGGTATTAGCACTTAAAGCATCCTTCCCGATAGCGACATGTCCATCTCCAGTAGTATTGCTCCTCAGTGAATTTGACCCAACTGCGGTATTGAATCGTGCACCGATATTGCTACCTAAACTACCCGTCCCTACCGCAACGTTAGCAATACCGAAGGTATTAGAGTATAGTGCAGTGTAACCCACCGCAACATTCTCACTACCTGTACCATAAGGATAAACGTAGGTAGCGCTAAATAAGGCTTTGTGTCCAATCGCTACAGAAGCTCTTACATCCGCACCACTTGCAAGAGCATTAACTCCTACTACGGTGTTGTAGAAACCTGTTGTATTGCTAGATAAACTAGCGTATCCTATTGCAATATTTTGGTAACCTGTTGTGTTATTATATAGGGATTTTGAGCCAACCGCAGTATTAGCAAACCCGGTATTATTATTAGTAGAAGAACAATATCCAATGGCTACGTTGCCTGATCCCGATGTGTTATAAAATAAAGTCTTATAACCAACCGCAGTGTTACCATCTCCTTTAACCCCTCCTGTGTTGTTATATGTAAGGGATCTTACCCCAATTGCAACGTTACCTATAGCGCTTACGTTTTCATAAAGAGCACTTCTACCTATAGCTACGTTGTAATTACCTGTGGTATTACAGTATAAAGAACCTCTTCCTAATGATACGTTATAAGATCCAGTAGTATTGAAAGCTAGAGATCTTCTGGCAATTGCGATATTACCAGATCCAGTCGTGTTAGTATATAAAGCTGATCTACCTAATCCAATGTTATGGCTACCTGAAGTATTGTTAAACAGGTTAGTAGCACCGATACCAATATTACCACCTCCCGTTAAATTATTACATAGTATTTCAAACCCTATACCTATATTACATCCACCAGAAGTGTTTTTGAGCAGTGCATTATTACCAATAGCTATATTACATACTCCAGTATTATTGCTAAATAAAGCTTGGGTTCCTATTGCAGTATTATGTGTACCCGATGAGTTACAATATAAAGCACCTACACCTATAGCTACTAATCCATTAACGGAAGTTCCACTTCCTAAAGCGCCAGTACCTACAGCAATGTTACAACTACCGTTTACGTTGCAAAATAACGGAGGAAGATTTCCAGATCCAGGGGTAGGACAGGTACGACCCCCACCAAGTGCGGTGTTCTTAAGTCCGGTAGTGGCATTACTTTGTGCTCCATAACCTACAGCAGTATTATATCCTCCTGAAGTGTTAGAGCGTAATGAAGAATGTCCCAGAGCAGTGTTATTACATCCAGTATTTAAACCTAATGTACCCCCACCTATACCTATAGTTTTAGATGATTGATTACAATTCAAAGCTCCGCGTCCTATAGCTATGGCGTAAGTAGGATTAAAATATTTCTGGGTATAGTTACCTAAAGCTATATTGTCGCTTCCGGTTGTAAGACATTCTAATACAGAATTACCAATAGCTATATTTCTTGTCCCGGTAGTTAATCCAGTTAAAGCTTTCCTTCCTATATTAATATTAAAACATCCTGTTGTTAGGTAAAGTGCAGAATTTTTTCCTATTGAAACGTTGTAAGCACCGGACGCAGAAGTAGAAAAAGCAACATCCCCTATCGAAATGTTTGCAGAAACGTTATTTGTTCCCCTGCCTACTTTTACATCGTTTATGTTTAGATAAGGAGAAGTGATTGTGCCGTCGAACGTTAAAAGAGATTCTGCAACAGCACCGCCAGCACCATCTGATGTTAATACCTGATTATTAGCTCCAGGTATAGATCCACCGCCACCTGGTATAGTCACTGTAACAGCAGATCCGGTATTAGTAGCTGTAACCCCGGAGCCTACAAAGTTCATAGAAGTTGCAGCAGTGGTTAATGAAACCCCCTCATCCAGAACCTGAAGATTAGCCCCTGATGTTCCTGATGAACCAGAAGAACCAGTTTGTCCTGCAGATCCGCTAGAACCTGAAGATCCGCTAGAACCTGAAGATCCGCTAGAACCAGTTTGTCCTGAAGATCCGCTAGAACCGGATGAACCAGAAGAACCGGATGAACCACTTGTTCCTGAAGAACCGCTTATTCCTGAAGATCCACTAGAACCTGAAGATCCACTTGTTCCACTAGATCCGCTGGTTCCTGAAGATCCACTAGAACCTGAAGAACCTCTGGAACCTGATGAACCAGCTGAACCGGATGAACCACTTATTCCTGAAGATCCACTAGAACCTGATGAACCAGATGAACCACTTGTTCCTGAAGATCCGCTTATTCCAGAAGATCCACTAGAACCTGAAGATCCTGAAGATCCACTTGTTCCTGAAGAACCGCTTATTCCTGAAGATCCTGAAGATCCACTAGAACCTGATGAACCAGATGAACCACTGGTTCCGGAAGATCCTGTGATTCCTGAAGATCCGCTAGAACCGGATGAACCAGAAGAACCAGAAGAACCACTTGTTCCGGAAGATCCTGTGATTCCTGAAGAACCGCTGGAACCGGATGAACCAGAAGAACCGGATGAACCACTTGTTCCTGAAGAACCGCTTATTCCTGAAGATCCACTAGAACCTGAAGATCCACTTGTTCCACTAGATCCGCT